GCTTTTTTAAATCCTTGTTTAATACTAAAGCAACATCAACTTCTGATTGGTTAAGAATCTCATCAATTTGCTCAATAGTCATTTGAGTAAGTTCTCTTTTTGATTTTGTAAGTAGTTCCATTGTTTTTGGTTTTGTTACACAAAGATAAACCTTTTGATAATACAAAAATCAATTTCCTAAACTTTTTTTTATTTATTTTTTTGCTAAAGAATTTAGCTAAATGTCAAGTAAATGGAGCAGAAAACTTGACATTATAGGAATGAATATCTGCCTGAGCCTGTATTTTGACTTAAATTCTGATAGGCAAGTGCAAGTGCCATAACGCAATCATCGTGAAATCCGCTTGGTGCAGAATACTTTACCCCTGTGGCACTATATTGATATTCAAAAACTTCCAACTCTTTTACAATATGCCCTTCTGGAAAGCCAACCTTTCTGCTCTGAATCGCAGTTTGTAGTCCTAACATTAATTGTTGCTTTGATACCTGTGTGAACTTTAATCCCATAATGTGCCTACCCTCCCTTTGTAAGTCCTCTACAATAGGGTCTCCAACTCCTGTGGAATCGATTAGCATAGGTTTTTTAGGCAGTTGCAGGATAGCTTGTTTAGTGCTATTCCAATCCATTTGAAACCTGTCAAAATAAGATACATTGCCTCCAGAATCCAATCCTATAATAGCCGTGAAGTCAGTTGATTTCGCAAGGTCAATTCCAAAGCTAACTATCTCCCTTGTTGATAATGGTTGAATGCAACTTCTAATATGTGATGAGCCAAAAGGATTCGCTGCATTCTCCATTGGATTCGCCATATACTCCTGCTCAAATACCGCCTCTGGTAGTTGCGTTCTTGCCTCATCTATCTCTGTCTTGTCAATATATGGATTATCATATGTAGTAAACTTGAATGATTCCCAACCTTGCTCATCTTTCATAAATAGGGAATAAAAGTAATTCTTGCCTCTGGGAGTTGACAGGAACAATGCCCTGCCTTTGTAGTCAGTTAGTGTAGGTCTTATTGAGTTGAGCCAACCATCCTCCAAATTGGCTATGTATGAAGCCTCATCTATTATAGCAATGTGAAACTTCAATCCTCTGAAGTTATCAAGTCTTTCTCCTGTAAAGAATCTAATCTTGCCACCTGTAATGAATTCAATCGTTAGGTCTGACTTGTTAGCATTGATTGCTTCGCTTGGTAACCTCTTTAAAATGTCCTCAAAGAAAACTTTAGATAGTTGATATGTTGGAGTAACATAAGCCACTAATTTGCCATCTAATGCGTTCCTAATGGCAATGGTTTGGCTGATTAGAGATTTACCCCATCTTCTCCCTGCCATCATAACTATAAACCTTGCTTTACTATTTAAAACAAGTTGTTGGTTATTGTGTGGCTTCTGAATCGTTAGAAGTATCTCCTTCGTATCTGACAATTATTTCTGTTTTTACTTTGTCGTTATTCTCATTCTTTGTTCCATCTATCCAATCACTTCTAAATCTGTTAATCATATTCAATCTCCATATCCTGTCGTTAAAGAAAGGTATATCATTCATCATTCCCTTTCTACCTATCTTTTCCCAAAATACCATAGATTTTAAAGAGCCTATATTAATGGACTCCGAAAATTCAAGATGTTCACTTTTCCATTTATGCAATGTGCTTTCAGCTACACCTATAATTCCTCCAAAAGATTTAAAAGAATATCCTTCTGACATATGTTCAATTAACATCTCGCAATACTCTGGCTTATAATCTGTGGGTCTACCTACCTTGCCCTCTGTAATTGTATCTATCATTTTTATTATTTTAAGGAATTATAAACAGATAAGACTTTAGGGATATATAAACTTTGTTTTGCATTTTTATAACAATCCATCGCAAAATACGCATCTGCATCGTATCTATCTAAAACCCATCTTGTATTTACACATTTAGAAGATACTATAAAGTTATGACTATCTATAAAATTAGGTAATATTTTTATTCCCTCTAATCTTAATGAGCCATCTTTGTTAGATTGTTTAAATGATATAAAGTCTGCATCCTTATCTTTTACCTCATTCCATAAGTCTGGATGAATAATCGTATCGTCATCATTAAAATAAATATGTCCTTCAGTAACTAAGTTAAGAGCAAAGTTTCTTTGTGCGTTTCCATATATACTATTAACATCCTTTAAATAATATGCTTCACAATTATCAGGTACATCTTGCAATTCTGTATCAGGTACATCCTGCAATTCTAATCCATCAAATACAACAATCCATCTGCAATATTCAGGTATGCTTTCAGCAATTACTTTTAAATTCTGTGGTCTTGTACAAGGTGTTATAATATTTAAGAACATTGATTATCGTTTTTATGTAACACCAATAGTTTATCGTTATTCCATCCTAAAGAATTCTTTAAGTTATGGTTAGCAAATATAAATGTTGCAGAAGAAAAGTAATCAGGATTGATAGCATTACAATAATCCTCTTCATTAGTATTTATAAAGATATCTTCAATTATTAAAATTCCTCCTGTATTCAAATGTTTGTAAGCCTCATTTATAAACTTTATTTGGTCTTCAAATAGATGTGTTGAATCCTCTATTAATATATCGAACTTACCTGCAACAGATAGTCCTTCAGAGATTGAATTAACATCTTTTACATTCATCTTTATATATGTGCAATCAATACCATCTGCTTTTGCCTTATCTAATCTGGCATCAAACCACTCAAAACCATAAAGTTTAGCATTTGGGAAAAACTCTCTCCAAGATAGCATTGAATTGTTATCTAAGATTCCTAATTCTCCAAGTTTAATATCTTTATACCTAATGTTAGAAAATAATAGATTGTATATTGATGTGTATGCGTGTTTGTGCAAGTTAGCATCTGTGTTGTAAGGGGATTTATCTGTTGGATACTTTACCCCAAGCAAACATAAATCTGTTATTGAATTGGTTGAATCTATTGAAATACTATTTATTTTCATTATATATATCTTGAGCCGTTACTTGAATGTGCGTGTTTGCACTTTAATTCGTGGTTGTTATAATATTTAAATTCATTGATAGCATCTATGCAAATAAAAGCATCTGGGAATGCCTGTAAATAATCCTCTTGATAGCGGAATGGGTATTTCTCTATCATACTCCGCTTATAAATTGTACATCCAGATAAAACGTGGTCAGTATATTGTATGCCTGTTAATCCGTAGTTATGATATCCCTCATAATATAATGCACCTACTGCTCCTGTGTCCGAAGGCAGGGTTTCAATATTTTCTAAAAGAGTATCTATTGTGTTTGGTGGAATAATGACATCACTTTCAGCTATTAGAAAGTATTTATAATTATACTTTAAAAAAATATCACGCAAGAACAAAACCGATTCTGTTACTTTCCTGTGGAATCTTGTAGTGTTAGGCTCTTCTGGTATATCTACATTTACAATATTGCAGTCAATTATATTTCTCAATTCATTTGCATAATTGCCGTTATCGTTTGTATTATCAACAATATAGATATCATCTGTGCTTATATTGTTTTGCAAGGCATTGAAAAATTCAACATCACAATAGCTTTTAACCTTGTTTGTATAAACTGCTACAAATATGTCAGTAGGTTTTCCCATAACTTTCTATAAATGCTTGATGCTTTTCTTTAAGAAATTCTGTATGTTGTTTTTTATCTCCATACTCCAGATGACAACTCCTGCACAAACCCATCAGATTTTTGATTTCATCTTTATTCTTGCTGCTACCCATACCCCTGCAATCAATATGATGAATGTCCACCATTCTTCCACCACAGACTTCGCAACACATAAAATCATCTTTGACATATCCAAAATAATCTAAATATAACTTTGTATGTTTCTTCATAAAGTACCATCTTGCAATGGCTCTTTTTTATCATCCTCAATCCTTCTATACCTCTGCTTCCAAATAATGTTACACAAAGATATGCTTTTGTTTACGATTTCATCCTCTTCTGCTTCTGGATATAACAGATGCAATGTTTCGTGAATAAGTATCTCTAAATGTTTCTTCCCTTTTAATCTGCTATCTAAATATACTATGCCTGTGGAATCTGCTAAACCCCAAACTTTCTCTTTGCCTAACTTTTTATATATAACTTTAATCTCCACCCTTTAATTCTAATAAGTCCATCCTTTCAGCTTCACTGACTTCAATCTTTGTTTTGCCTCTGACCTGTGCTAATGCTCTTCTGTACACCTGCTCTTTGTTTTGTAAGTCCATCAGCCTTTCTAATAAAAATGCTTCCTGTTGCTCTAAGGTCATCTTGTTTACTTTTTTTGGAATCATAAAACTTTACCTTTATATATTCTTTTATTTTGAACTTGAAAATCCTCTCCATCTATTTCAATAAATGCAAATCCGTGATTCCACTTATTAAGTGGCATATACATAGGATGCAATTCAGATAAACAACCAACACTCCAAGTAGTTGTAATCTTACCATTCATATCTGCTTCTGTGTGTTCACTTGTTTGATGATTGTGTCCTTGCATAGCACTAACCTTACCTTTTGTAAATAAACCTCTGGCAATGTTTACAGGACTGAATGAGCCAAAGTATTCGTGTCCGTGAATTATATTTAGTTCCCCTGCCTTCATAATTCTCTTGTCCGCTATTATCTCAATTCCTTCTGCCCTTGCCTTTATTATATTTCCTAACTCAAAATCATCTATTCCTGATAACTCTCCTGCTTTCATCCAAAGATAATGCTCATACCTCTCTTCGTGATTACCTATCTTAAAATAAATCTTTGCATCAAAAGTTTTTTTCAATATAGTAATGAAATCTTTAAACGATTCCAACTCTGAACTAAAACTCCTTTTCTTTGGGTCTTTAGCATATCTGCTTAATCCGAAAAAGTCCAATGTATCTCCATTTAAAAGAATGGCATCTGGTTTTTGTTTTTTCGCCCAATCGAACGCAATCGTAAGCGAATTAACAGAATGGTAAGGTATATGTATGTCAGAAAGTACAAGCAACCTTTGTGCATTAATCTTAAAAGGCTCGTAAATAGTTTCATCACTTGATGGAAGGTTATATGGGTTTAATGGTCTGTTCTCTACTTGCTTTATTATTCTCCTGTTGCTCTTACCTCTTTTACCTTCAATGCCTCTCAATATATCCCTTACTCTTTCAACATTAGTAAACAATAATTTATTATCATTGTAAACAATCCTCGCAAGTTTCAAAGTTGGCATTTCCCATCCATACTTTTCCCTGTATTCAACACAAAGATTAGCCTTTGTTGTAAATGGTTTTTCCGTTTCTTTTTGTTGCATAAAGTATTTGTTTTCTATTTAATGGAGAATAACTTATATGCACCCAATCAGGATTGTCTTTTGTTCCAAACTCCCAGATAAGTTGGTCAAATGGTAAAGTTTTTGCATACTCAAAGATAGCACTATTTTTTATATCTGTCCCATCCATATCAATATCAATAGCCATCCCTCTGCTATGCTGACTATTCATTGAGCCTCCTATCGCTGCATTTAACTTCTGACTTCTATATCCAGAACTAATGTAAATTGGTGAGCCGAAATGATTTCTAATCGGCTCAAATATGTTCTCCGCTAATCCCTTTAAGTTTTCTAAATGTTCTTGAATTGGCATATTAGAGATACCTAACCTCTTAGCCGATTCGCTCCTTATCAGTTCCGCTAATGTCAGGTGTTGGCTTATCTTCATATTTTTTAAATATCTTTTCTGCTGCCGTTAATCCTAATGATGCCATTGCTAAACCACCAACCGCATAAACTAAAGCCTCTGTTGGTGTATGTATTAATTTTCCGCAAAGAGTAATTGTCGCTATAAATCCACACAATCTTTTCATTGAGAATCTGTTGTTCTCTTCTGTGAAGAATTGTTTCATTTCTTAAATTCGTGAAATATCTTATAAATATTATAAATAATGGTTGTTATTCCTGCTACTATTGCCACATACATTGCCACATCATTCGTGCTTACATCTGCAAATACCTTTAAAAACATAGTGGACAAACAAAGTCCAATACTTTTATTATCCATTATCAATTTCTTTAAGTTTTCTACTTGCCCATTCAATACCTGCATCTCCACCCCAAGCATCCCACATTAAACCGCCACATCCTTCTGAATAAGGTACATCTTTATTTTGTTGATGTCTTTTAAATGAAGCCATCCTCGCAATAGTATCTCTGGTAATATTTTCTTTATTAGCTAATTGATTGGCTCTTTCTTTACCTGTAGCTTCTCCACAAGTTCCCCATCCGTTTTCTTCTGCCCATTTTAAGGCTCTTTTAGCATTATTGACCGCTGCTTCTGGATAATCATTATATGAATCAGCAAAAGCAAACTTCACTCCTTTTGTATCTGTACGTTTATTGATTTGTTCTACTTCATTGGAATTATTATCATAATGTGTACCAATTCCGTAATGTGCAACTGCTGACCATTTTAAAGAGCCGTTTGTGAAGATTACCCTGCTTTGTGGGATTCCTAATTTAGAAGCCATATCAAGGACTTCTTGGCTCTTTGACCTGCGTGTGATGATATATACCTGTTTACCTTCTTTAATGTCTAAAATCGCCTGTTTTTGTCCTCTTTCTGTGCTTAAAGTATCATCATAATCATAAGATACTTTATTTGCATCTGCTTTATATTTTCCTGAAGCTAAAATTGCCTGCCAAACTTTAGTTGCTTTATCCTCTGAATCATATATACAAGCCCCTGAACCAATCCGATAATTTCCATTTGAACATTTTATTACAGGCACAATTAGAGTATTTGTTGATAAATGTCTTTTCTTTTGGTATTTATCACATCAAAGTTAAAATGCTTGTTACAATACTCAAATAATTGCTCTCCAGATTCTTTTCGCATTTGCTTATCATTTACCAAATCGTTTATGTGTTTAAACCAATCAGATTGCTTTTTGACATAATGTACAGGTAAGTTTAAATATGGGTTAATGTGGCTTACTATTGCAGGATTCTTTTTGGAAGCCGTTTCCAAAACCTTCAGATTTGATTTCATCCCTGTAAACTTTGTTTCAAGCAAAGGAATTAAGCTGATATCTGAATCAGCATAGGCAGCCATATATTTGGTAACCTCGTTATAATTGTAAATAGTTGGGTTAAGCCTCAATGAGCAGGTAAAGGATGCTATCATTCTATCCCATAAATGTTTTTCTACTTCATTATATCCTGCAATAACTGCTTTAACAGGCATTCCCAACAATCTCTTCATAGGATTTCTTAATATGGCTAAATCGTGTTCGTGTGTTGCACTACCTGACCAGAACAACCTTACCTTGTCTGATTCAACTTTGTTATCTAAAAACTGCTCCTTTCCATAAGGCAACGCATTTGGAAGGATGTGTACATTTTTATTTATCTTATATATCTCATCTGCAAGTCTTTCGTGAGTGCAGGTGCAAAGGTCAGCCTCCTGTATAAATCCTTTTATTCTGTCAACAATACCTAACTGCTTATAACTTTCATATAAAACGTGATGTGTGTCTAATTCCCAAAAATCATCATTATCAACTACTAACTTAAACCCATACTGCTTTCGCAATTCGCAAACTGCTTCAACACTAATATTTGATAATACTCTGTTGATTAAAAGTATATCATAATTGTTATCAATCATTTCGTGGCTTAAAGTATCAGTTACCATTGCGTATTCCTTATGCAAATGTACCAATGGCATCATTATCCTGTGATATCCAACTCCAGAGTGCTTAGATGTTATCGCTAATATTCTCATTAAATAGTAAATTAATTGGTACTAAAACACCTAAAGAAGTATTATTATCCCCTCCTTTTTTATATCCGTTTATATTATAACAAAGCCTAACAATATCTTTTAGATTTTTTGTAGATATAATTATTGAAACATTAGTTAATTTGAATATCCAATATTCAGCCTGTGTTGTAGTTAACCCACTTTTTTTACCCCTTGAATATATTTCTATGTAAATGTTTTTAGTTTTATCAGCCATCAAATCTGTCTTTACTTCTATCTTCTTTCCATCTGAAAATAGTTCGTTAAGCCAAGTTTCTGACTTTTCTCCTAATTCAAGGTCATAATAAAATGAACTGCTATATTTCATTTTTTAGGTCTGCCTCTTTTTTTCTGTACAAGATTCTGTACATCTTCTTGTGGAAGTTCTAAATAAAATTGATATAATCTTTCCAATGCCCCAAATATATCATCCTTGCAATACTTACACATTATGTAAGTCGGATTCAAATACTTCCTGTATAGTGCCTCATATTGATTCAAAACAGGTAGTTCAATATTTCTGACAAACCCTGCTTGACTTATGGTGTGGTAATTATTTATGTTGGCTTCTAAAAAGTCCTTATCATTTTGTTCCATAAAATAATTGGTTATAAAGTTTTACAAATAAAGGTGCTATTGCTCCAGATACAAACATTGCCATCAAAGGCATCTTTATAAAATCAGGCAAGAAATAAACTATTAAGGATGTCCAAGCAGCCAAACAACTTACGCAGTTAAATGGTCTGAAATCTAACTTTAATTTTTTGTGAAATTGATGCATCTCTGTAAAAAAAAACGCAAAGCAAATTCCTGTGATAATTTCAATCATTGTTTCTAATTTTTGATTTTAATTCTGATTTAGTGATATTTAAAGTCCTAATAATACTCATATATGGTATGCCTGTATCTCTGCTCAGTGCCTTTGCGTTACAATTAAATTCTTCTGTGTAAAGCCTTAGTAATTCTTTTTTATACCAATGTAAATCTTGTATTGAAGATTGTACTTTGGAAGTTAAATCTTCTTGATGGTTTTCAGCTACTTCATTCGCACTATATTCAACAAAGTTTCTGTACTTTTTATAAAATTGATTGTTACTATTCTGAACAAGGTTTAACATTATCCTTACTACATAAAATCTTAATTCTTTTTTATCATAAAGCATTATTAATTTCTCATCTGGTAATTCAGCTAATATTAAAAATACTTCACTTTTTAAATCATCTTGTAGTTCAATAGGGTGCATCTTACTAAAGGCTTTGTTAACTTCTTCAGATTGCCAAAATTCAATTAAAATTTCGTTCCTTCCCATTGTATTAAAATCGGTTTACCATTTTCTTCAGTACAAAGGTAAGCCTTTCCTCCACAACTAATAATATCTTTAATTCTGTCCTGTTGTTCAAGACTTAATCTATCCCCTATCTTTTTAACTTCAATACCTACAAATATTCCTGTATCTGTGTAACCAATTAAATCGCACCATCCCTTTTCAATCGTTCCTTTCCTTCTCTGGATAGGAGTGTTGTTCATTCTTGTTACTCGCCAATTCAGTTTCTTGCAGTAATCCTTTGCCCATTTGGTTAACTCATTTGCTGATATGTCCATTAAAATATATTTATTCCTTTAGGATTAGATAACATTTGTTTTATCTTTTCTAAATACAGGCAGTAATCCATTGCCTCTTCCTGTGCGTGGTTTACCCATTCTAATAATTCAATGTCGTTTCTATCCAGAGTAGTGCCATATTTCAACTGACCTTTCTCGGCTCTTTCTTTGTATTTATCAATTAATGCTTCAAGTATTTTATCTTTCATTTTTCTAAGTTTACATTATAATTATTCATCAATTCGTGTAGCTTATCTCTAATCTTTTGGTAAGCATCATAATCATCATCTGTCATATCATCTGGAGCATACTTTGTATTGGCTCTTAATTCTTGGTCAAGTTCCCATAAAACGTGCCAAAAGTTTAGTCCATTATTCGCAAGGTCATAATCTTGTTGGTCATCTGGTAGGTTAAATTCTAATATTGCTTTCATTTGTCAATGTTTAGGTTTACTAAAATTAATTTTAGGAAAGGGATTGCTTTACAAATTCTACAAATTTTATTTTAGCTATGTATGAATTTCCGCCAACGTGAATCTCTGTATATTCTTTATCTCCTATCTGTACTGACATTGCTAAATCTATATTTCTAAATAATACAGATTTTGTTTCCAGAGTATTCCAATCAACTTCTAAACCTACATTGCTCATTAACTCCGTAGTTTCTGTGTGGCAATAAACATCAAGTAGTAAGTTCATTAATTTTCTTGTTAAAGTACAAAGCTACTGCCATTCTGCGACAATTTAATTCCATTTGGTCATCATCTTTAAATTCAGCAATTAAATCCTTTTTATCTTCGTGGTCTGCTCTGTCTATTCTTCTCTGCATTGCCTCTTCAGTTTTGTTTATAATAAAATCAATATCTTGACCAACAAGACCTCTTGAGTATAATATATTAAAGGTTTTTAAGCAGTTGAATATTGACCACCATTGTTTAAACTTTTTGTAACTATCAAGAGCCATCTCAATCACATCATCCTCAGGGAGTGCAGGTCTTGGTAATTGTGGCTCTTTTACTTCTTCTACAAAGTGTTTATGTGCTGCCCATCTTGCGTAAGCCGAAAGCATTCTGTTTAGGTATAAAACAGAAAAGGATTGATACGTTTCATTATCATAATCAAGTTGACCTCTGGATGCTAATGTAAATGCAAGGTCTAATTCTCCAATCGTTAAGTTTACATAATGGCTTCTAAGTTCAGCCACTATTAATTTCATTGATATCTCATCTGGATGCTTCTCTCCTTTTATTCCCAATAGCATCAATCCCTTTTCAATCACTTGCAGGATTACAGGGATATTAACTGCTTTTAGTTTTTCAGTTTTCTTCGCCTGTAAAAAAAGGTTGTTTTCCTTCTGCTGCATCCCATTCGTTTGCCCACTTAAGGTTTTGCTGATAGTTTTCTCGATAATAGTCTGAAGTTGTTTTTCCATTTTGTTTAGTTGTTTTTTCGGTTTTTAATTTAAATAATCCTTTCCATCTGTTTGATATAGATAAATTTACTATTTCTTTTGCAATTTCAATGTCATTATTTGAAATTTTTTGAAGCTGGTTAATTGCAGTTTGTTCTGCTTTTTTACTTTTAAAGTTATCTTTAAACTCTGATTTTTTGTATTCAATCCAATCTAACCATAAACTTTGATAATCAGAAGAAAAAAATGTTAGCTCTGTATTTGTATTATTATATGTATTATTATATGTTAGATTATATGGTATAGGTCTTTCATTTTTGATAGATGCATCTTTCATTTTTGAAATATGGATATTTCGTTTTTGAAATATGGATTCTTCATTTTTTAAGGCATACCAACAAGTCCTATCATAACCTGCTTTATTGTGATTTTCTCTTAATATAACTTCCTGTTTAACAAGTGAATCTAAAATTCTCTTTATCTTTAATTCCTTCCAATATGGAAATATTTCAGTAAAAGCCTTATAAGTTGAATAAGTCCAATGATAACCATTTATAAAGTTACGTTTATTTGCTCTGTTTTTTTCTATCCAGAATATCAAATGATTTAACATTATAGATTCATCCAAACCATAATCAACTGCAAAATCTTTATCAAAGTGATGTTCCATAATATAAAAATCCTAACAGGGATTGGTATGTCCGTACCGCACCCCATTAGGATAGCAAGATTTTAATAATATGAAGTCGGACACCTTCATTTCTACAAAGATACTATTTTAAATTAACTAATCTTTCTTTTATCTCATTAATTGTTTGTAAGTATTCATTATCGGTTTCCATTATGTCCTTTGCAGCCTTAAAGGAATGAATGACCGATGTATGATGGGTATTGCCAACACTTACTGCTATATCCTGCCATATTAAGTTAGTATGGGTTTTTAGAAGATATACTGCTGCGTGTCTGGCATACATTACTTTTTTCTTTCTGGTAATCTGTGTAATATCAACTTTAAACCTATTGTTAACTTCCTGTACAATCCTCTCAGATGGAAATCTAACTTCGTTTATTTGTTTAGGTTGTTCCTTCAGCATTTTTTCAAGCCTATAAATCATATTATGATGGCTCTTGATAAGTCCTTTTATTTCTTGCGTTCTCATTTGTTTGGTTTTAGAATGGTAAATCATTATTTAATCTGTGGTCTGTCATAGGCTTAATTTCAGCCTCTTTAGGTTGTTCTGTCTTATCATACACAGAATATATTAAACCTCCGTATTTCGCCTCCTTTGTGCCTTTAAATGCAACATACTTTTTATATGCACCATTTTCTCCGATAGCTATCTCCAGATACGTTTTCCCTGACTTACTTTCCTTCTCTGTGATAAAGATTCCTTTAGCAAATTCTCTTTTTTCCATTTTGTTTAATTTATTAAATCATTAATGTTTACTGCTTCCTGTATTTCATCTAAATATTTTGCTTCTCTAACAGGCTCTTTATCCCAAGCCTCAAGCAAACTCATAATAATATTAAATCTATCTTTATCATACCACATATTATGGTACAACTTTGCAATGATAAGTCCTCTCTCCGTAGGTATAACTTTTTTGAAATCAGTCATAATAATTGAAGTTTTGCTTTTTCAAATGAAATAATTGTGCGTATGCTATCTATTTGATGAACTGCTGAACTGCAACATCTTTCAAAACCTAACTTTAATTTGTTCCAATCCTTTGCCTTTGCTTTTATCATCATATTGAATGTTGATGCAGAATACTTGTCCAGAAGTTCAAGATTAACTTTACATTCTATATCCACAACCTCATCAATCCTGTATGCAGCCTCTGTCATATATTCCCCTGCTCTTGCAAGTAAGATTCCTAAATGTTCCATTCTGGTTATTAAAGAATCATATTCTTTATCCAATGGTTGTTCAAGGAATTTAAGCATTGATTCGTATTTAGTTTGGTAATCTAACAATTCCATTATTTAAGGTTTTTTAAAGTTTTTTTAATATCTGTTGCTGAGTAATTTAAACCCATAGCAATTCTGTCTTTATCTTGTATCTGATTAGCCTGTAAAGTATTGTAAGCCTTTTCATAATCTGTCTCAAATTTTAAGTTATCAATTTTGATTGCAAGTTGTTCCTTCTGCCTTTCTTCGTAAGTGGTGTTTTCAAGCAAGGTTAAAAGGTACATTCTTTTATCATCTCCAACCTCATCAACTTCTGACCTTACTATTGCTTTTTTAACTTCATCTGCTGAAGCTATGCCACCATCAATTCCTATCCCTGCCATTGCACAGGCTCTACCTACTGCACTTGTTTCTGCGTTTTCCAATGCAGAAGTAAAATTGACTTCTTTGTAATTAGCACTTTCAATCTCCTGTGCAAGTCCTGTGTAAGTAAATGATTCTTCGCCTTTCTCAATTCGCAAAATGGCTTTAACTACCCACATTTTTCGTTCTGGGAAATACTCATAACTGCTTTGGATTGAGTAATTGAAATTGTCCGATAAAAACTTTAATCTTTCTGAAACAGGGATGTATTGCTTTCCCTTAATTGATACTGCCTTCATAATTGTTGGTTTTATTGTTTAGTAAAGTAATTGCTAAAAGTTCCTTTGCAGAATCAGACATAACACGCAGGTACTGATTTGGAAGCAGAATACCTCTGTCTGTGTTTACAACATAGCCAAGTGGATGTTTTACAACATCGGCAATGTCATTGTACTTAATTAATTGGATTAGTTCCCTTTCTGTGAAATACTCGCAGTAATAATCGCCTATGATAACCTCATAGACATTGGACTTAATGTTTTTAATTGTCATTGTTATTAGGTTTTGTTTGCACAAAGATAAACCTAATAGTTTAAAAACTAATAAAAACTTTATTTTTTTGTTTGAAAAATATTTTGTATAATAAAAATCCCCACCAAGAATGGCAGGGATTCCAAAACCTAACAACTAAAATGATGACAATAATCTCTTAATTCCAAATTTCAATGCAAAGTAAAGTATAATTCCTGATAATAGTAGATAAAACCTACGTTTAAACTTTTTGACATTTTCTAACTTTATGTTTAAATTGTCAATTTCTTTAATATGCTTTTTGGATTCAGCATTTAGTTTACTAATCTGATTATCGCAATCATCATTTAGTTTATTTATTTCATTTTGATGGTCTTGTTTTACCAGATACGTTTTAGCGGTGTTTTCAGACGTTATTTTGACCTCTTTTATTTTAGTGATAATCTTATTAGGTGGACAGATAACAGGCAAGGAACTATCCTTAAAATGAATTACAATAGTATCCCCTTGCGTAAGTATAGTATCAATCACTAAAACTTCTTTAATCTCCTCTTTTATAGGAAATCTTTCTGAGCAGACTTTCGCAAGTTTATTTTGAGAAAGGCATCCGCTTAAACTACTCGCTAACAGAATCAGTATTAGCTTGTTCATCTTGTAGTGCTTTTGCAATTTGTTGATTTAATTCTTGTAGCTTTTTTTGTAGGTACTCTATTTGTGCTAAAGTATCGTATGCTTTAGCTTTTAACTCTGTAATATTCATAATGTTTAATTTTTACAAAATTACTAAATTTAATTTATTTGCAATCCAATCCCAAGCAAATATATCTTGATTCCAATTTTGATAATCTTCTCCATCCATTAATAAATTACCTTGTGATACTGATTCTCCTGCTACTTCATTGCCTTCTGAATCAGTAACCTTTGTAAATAACTGCCAATAAAAAGTTGCAGATACTCCAAGTGTTACATTAATTCCATTAGCATTTAAAAATTCAGCTATTTTAATTTCTCCATTAATCCAAATGCTAATCGGTTGAATTTGTTTCATATTTATTTTGATTTATTATAAACTTGTTATTGTTTCCCAAGCAGAAGCAGTACGAACACAAAGTTTTGCAAGTGTCGTATCATAAACTATAAGTCCTGCTGCAGGTGTTCCTATTGCATTCTTTTGTGTTGTAGTCATTCTTGGTGGAAGAAAGCCATTTGTTGTTGATGTTACATTAAGTAATGCTGATGTATCTTCTGTTGTTGTTCCAATAAGAACTCTTGCCGCAGCAGTTAATGTCATTTGTGCAACCGAACCACCACCACTTGTAAACTTTATATTTCCTGTTCCAAAATTGTTAACAAAAACCATATTCCCTGAAGAGAAATTTGTTATTGCAAAATCACCTCCTAAAAGTGGAGCAACTGGTGTTCCAAAACTTGTAGATAACTTTTGCATTTGTGCAGTTTTATTTGTATCTGCTATAAAATTCATAACTGCTTGTGCAGATGTTCCTGTTGTTGTATTTTTAATTTGATGTACAACTGCAGCATTTACACCTTTTGTTATATCAATATCAGCAGTTGGTGTTGCCGTTCCAATACCCAACCTATTATTCGTATCATCCCAAAAGAAATTTGCATTATCTTGTGCTAATAATCCACTTGTACTAATAAATGTTACACTTCCTAATGTTAAATTTGTTGTTAAATTACCATTTAATCTTGTTGTTCCATTTACATCAAGCCTAAATCCTGCATCTGTGAATGTGCCTCCGTTTTGGAGAAGGAGGTTGCCTGTGGAGGGCATAAATCTGCCATAATTTACACCACCCAAAGTGAACCTTATACTTGCATTAGTTGATGTATTTTGTATTGATGTTTCACTATTATCTGCAAATATCACATTTAATGCAGTATTACTTGATAAATTTCTTGATATACTTAAATTACTATTTGAACCAAAAGCACCATTAAATCTGGCAGCATAATTGGCAACTCCCGTAAATGCACCATTTGTAAATATAGGGTTAATATCTAACCCAACTAACACATCACTATTTGCAGATGCAAGAAGTGTATGATTCATTAGCACTCCTCTTGCTATTGCACTTGATGCAGTATTGCTACCAGTAAATGTTAGATTATATCCACCACTTGTTAATGTTCTTGCAGAAGTTAATGTACCATCCGCAGTGTAAATATTGCTTGAAACTTTACTATTGAATGTTGTCCAATCAGCACTACTTAATGCACCACGATTTGTTGCAGATGCAGTTGGCAAATTGAATGTATGTGTATCTGTTGCTGAACTAATTGCAAAGTCTGTTCCACTTGTACCAGTTGCAAAGTATTGCACTTGTGCAGTGAGTCCATTAAGAGACATACCACCTCCACCTGAAGGTGCTGCCCAAGTTCCATCTGCTCTTAAAAAGTTAGTAGTACCTCCACCACTTGCAGGAGCAAGACCTTTTAATGATGATGTAAATACATTAAGCAAAGTAGTTGCCTGTGTGCCTGTAAGTGTTTCTATGTTTCCTGTTGAAGCCGTAACCCTTCCTAATATTGAACTTGTTGCAATCTGATTAGAAGCAATAGTTAATGTCTTACCTGTTGCACTTGTTGTTATCAATCCACTACCGACAACACTTAAAGTATCTGTTGCAGTTGTTGAACTTGCAGTTCCTGTACTTCCATTAACAAAACCAAATGAATTAGATGGTGTTGTACCTCCTCCTGTTGGATTACTAATACCTCCATTTAGTTGGATAGTATCAAGCCTATATGTTACCGCAGCATTCTGTGTTGATATTCTAATTGTTGTAAATGCGTTATTAGTAAACTTTAAATTTGTATTGTTAAAAGGTATAGTAATTAACTGCCATTGACCTGCTAAATTTCTATTAAAGCCAACATTATTAGATGCATTAATTTGAAATAAATTTGATACATTATTACTCCCATTTAAAAATCTAACTCCGAGTATTGTGTTTGATGTCCAAGCAGAATTGCATCTAATAGCAAATGATAAACTTTTATAATTTGAAATATCTAAAGCTACTGCTTTGCTAAAATTGAAATAAGCAATTCCTGCACTCATTGTAACAAGAATAGATTTACTTCCTGTATAAGCAAAAGCAGTATTATTATAATCAAATGAACCTGTAACAGTTTGTGTTTTAGTCCAAGTTTCTACATTTTCATCATATATTAAATCTCTTGTAACATTATTAGGAGTAGTTGCCCCTGCATTGATTGTTACATTTGTTAAACCTAATGTTGTCGCAGTATCTCCTTCAGGCTCAACAGGATTTGAAGCAGGTGTGCCTTGAATAACCTCAACTTGTCCACTTGTATTAACTGCAAAAACATCAATTCTTGCATTAGTGGGGTCTGCTGCGGCAAGTGTTTTTGTGCTAAATGGACTTGAATATCTAATTCCGTTTAAAATATAAGTACAAGCAGAAATATTAAATATCAATCCTGTACCTGTCCAAGTAACAATCCCTCCACTAATAACACCATCTCCTGTAATACCAGAAACACTTCCGAAAGTAGTTGTCTTTAATTGACCTGTTTCAGCATCTCCAATAGGAAGTAAATCTGTTTCTTGCGGATTAAGATTTGTAGCTAACTGATTAATCTTTTTTGAATACATTATGTAGGTATTTGACAACGATTATTAATAGATGGTAACACTAAACTTATTGATGCTTTAACACCTGCTAAAACATCAGGCTCACTCTCAACAAATAAAACCATTGGAATGCTATCTCCAACAATCCACTCATTTGCATTATTTCTTATCTGTGCAACAATATCCTGTGCAGTTAATATTTGGTCAGACATCACTTCCAATTCCTCTGTATTTTCAATCTGCCTATCCATAAAATATAAACCAAAAGTATATTGAATCTGTTTAGCAGATATACTTACATCTTCTATATTAAAAAACATAGCAGGATAATTAACCTCTCCTTGTGAAAGATGGTCATAAATATCCCCATACAACACAAAATTAATTTGTGGATGTTGGCTTCCGTAATCCGTTACTTTTTTTACTATTTGGTTTAATGTCATTTTTTTTGCTTAAATAAACCTTTAACTTTTGTTGATTTTTAATGTTAGCCTCTTTACTCATTAACAACAATTTGGATTATTGCCTTGATATTTTTCTTCGTATGTTTTAAAATCTCCACAACAACCTGCATCTCCTAACCAAATAGAAGCATTATAAGCATCTCTTTCAGGCTTTATAGCATCTATACCACTTCCATAATTAGAATATAAAGGATAATCAACAATGTTCTGCCTTAAATATTTAATCAATCTTTGTTTGTAAAACTCTGCTCTTGCTTTATAACGATTTGCCACATCAATCATATCCTGCATAGAAGGATATTCGCTATTATCTCCTGCCTTTCTTAACAAACCTTTATTGTAAAACTGATAACTAATTCCTTGTGGAAGTTCAGATAAAACAAAGTTTATCAATGTATCTACAACATAATTGTTAAGTAATGTTGTTTCTAATCCTGTTAAATTATTATTTGTGATTCCATCTTGCAATCTATTATATAAAGCAGAGCCAAGTGCAGGTAAAATATAAATATCCTGTGCAGCCTTAATCTCTGGGAATACTAATTTCTCATCAAGATTGTTATGTAATCCACTTCTATCTTTGATAGTATCAACTGATATGAATAGTACGTTTAAACTCATTTTATTTGCGTGTTACAATGTTAGACTTCCATTCGTGCCTACAAGATTCTAAATGAATATTAGTATTTGGCTTTGTGTACCAACCACCTTTTCTATCCCAAACAGAATATCCAAGCCTTGCACTTAATTGTTCAATCTCTGACCTGCTATAAAGTTTATTAGCATTCATCATTTCTACACAAAAAGGTCTTGAATTAGGCTTGTCCTTATCACTAAATCCTGTTTTCCACTCATAAGAATATCTTATCAGCATCTCTCTTGTTATTGGTTTAATCTTTTCTAATATCTTACTTAAAGAATCAGTTAATATTCTTTCAGTTTGAACATTAGAATCAATGCCTTCTCCTATTTTAACATCTTTAATGTCCAAAAATCCCTTATCTGCAAGATTTGATATTACCCTCTTAATTACTCCAATATCTTCTCCTAATGTCTCTGCAATGACCTCAGGAGTGATTCTTTTATCTTTACTTATCAAGTCCAAGACATTTCCTTGTAATTGTGTTACATCTGCAAAATTAGCTTCCTCAAAAACTGACCTTTGCTTCCAGATATTGTACTTGTTTTTGTCATCTCCAAATTCATATAAACAACTAAAATCTTCTGCGAAAGATTGTTGGATAGGCACTTGTGGTTGCTGATATTTAGTAATATCTATACCTGCTTTTTCAAGCAACCATTCTTTAGGTGCTATTTGTAATAAAGTTTGCTCTGTTAACTCCATTCCAATAGGCTCACAAGGTATAATTTTCAAGTCCTCTGGATATCCTGCAAATCCTGCCAACATATTAAACACAGATTCTAACTCAATCTGTTTTGCATTAACGTAAGTGTTCTTAAAAATCTCATATCCATCCCTCATTTCAGTTCTACTTCCCAACTTACCTGCTTCTGCAATACCAAAGATTGAAGGAGTAGTAATTTGATGACCACTAAAAATGTTAACTTGAATAAGTGAATCAACCCTACCAAAATCTTCTTTAGTTAAATCAGATTGTCCTAAATCATCAACAATAGGCTTTCTTGAAGCATCATTAACAAAAGCTAACATATACTTTATGCCATCTGCCCCTGTATATGTGTTTTTAAATTTATTATGTACAACTCTTTGCTCTTCTGGAGATGGCTCTCCATTTGGTAAGGTAATAAGTTTACTTGCAGAAAACCCTGTTTTTGCATTACCTAAAACGTGCTTACTTACCTCAATATCAGATTCTATGTAATTTAAAGCACCAAAGTATGCAGGTAACGAATAAGCACCCTGATTAGGTCTGTATTCTTTTATATAGTATATCTGTTTGCCAACAGGATTCTTAGGATTAAATGAAGGATAAACTTGATATTGTTCATTTCTATCTTTCCAATCCTCTTTATACCAATATTGAGTATTATCTTTATTTGTTCTAAATTTAGAATAGTCGCAATGCCATATCTCAGCAATCTTACCTACTCCCCAAATAACTTCTAAATAAGCACCTCCAAATAGTTCAATATCTAAAGATACTTTTCTGCTTAAATCATTTAAAGTTTCTGTTCTATTAATGTGCTGAATAAATTGCTCACTACCAGACCAACCATTTCCATTAATATAATGTACTTTACTTTTTACAATAGCATTATGTTTAGCTGATTTATTAAATAAATCAATCAGATATATAGGATAATCATTCTTCTCTCCATACTGAATATATCCTTCGCCTTTCTTTTCTTTATATTCAGGCTGCTTAGCTTCTGCAAATTGTATTATTTGAAAACTCATTGTCTAATTTTATAAGTATCTGTCGTTTGATATGAAGTAAATATTGTTGATGCTTGATTTAACATCATTATTCCACTCTCTAACATATTCAATCCAGATGGATTTGTGTTTGATGAACTTGTTTGTTCATATATTTCATAAGTATATTGACCTATTAATGAAGTATTAAAATAAGTGTTAGTAACTAAACTGAACTTATTATACCTTTCTTTAAATAGGCTAATATCTGCATTATTTAACAAGACAAATTTAACTTCTGTATTTGTACTTCTACTTCTGAAAATAAAAAGATAGTTAGGATTTGTAAGCAATTCCTTTTCAGTTAAAGTTAAATACATAAATTGGGTAACACCCTTTGTTAATTGTATCATCAACTATAAATGTCAATAGTTGTAGTATTTAACAAAAAAAATGCCCTACCAATTAAGGTAAGGCACTTCTATATATATTATTCAAACTTAACCTGCAGTAGTTAGAACTGCTGCAACACCTGAAGCAACACTATGAGCCATTGTAGGCTCTTTACCTGTAAATGTCAAAGTGTAACCACTTCTATCTCCTTCGGCAGTACCTGACTGACTTGAACCTGCAGTAACATCCATACTCCTTGTTAAACCAAGATACCAGAAATTACCATTGTTATCTTTAACGACAACATCCAAAAGATTTTTGGCAAGTAGCAAAATTTCATTTCTTGTATTAACTTGAAGTTTGTTAAGAATTAAAGTCAATTCTTGTTGATAGAAGATAGTTCCATTTTCAACAGATGAATTTATATTCTCAACAAATGAGGATGTGCCTTTTACGAGTTCGTATTTGTAGAATCTCTTTCCTGTTGCCTTTACGAGGGCAGTAATTACACCACTTGCTTCTGTATAAGATGTAACATTAGATGCTTCAATGAAGTAAACCTCCGTTAAACCACCTAAAGAATCCCTACAATCAAGTGTGTAACCTTGAGTTAAAGCACACGGCATATTATTTAATTTATAAGATTATAAAAAGGGGAGTTTTACCTCCCCAATTAATTAGAGTTTAAATTCAACCCACTCGTCTGGGAATGCAAAGTTTACACCCATCTTGAACTCAGATACAAAACGAACTTCGTCTGCTTCTTTTGCGTAGAAGATTTCAAATTTTTCTTCTTCGTTCAACAAATCTGTTCCCAAGAACATATTGCTCAAACGACAAGCATAAATTTTGTTTGTACCATTCAAACCTGCAACTGCGATAACTTTTATTGAAGTGGCTGGAAGGATGAACTCGCTATCTGCTTTTGCATCAACTTGATAATGAAAACTATTTGCATTCTTAAGAGCAATGGTATAAGTTCTGAAAAGGTCTTGACCACAGAAGATAGTCATATCATCTTTAGCAACAACCTTTGCAGGGATAGCCAAGTAAACTGCATCAAATACTGCGATAACGTTTGCAGAAGTGATTGAAGCAACAGGACCGCCTGAGATATAAGTTGCACTATTTGCAGCAATGATAGAAGCAGAAGCCTCTAATGAATGCCTAATAAATCCTTTAAACTTGTTCAAGTTACCATCAGCACTCAATAAAGAACCCTGCCATATTGCAGTTTCAAGTTGTGCAGCAATAACAGAAGCCTTCTTCTCAGAGTATTCTTGTTCAAAAGGAATAGAATCATATCTGCTTCCTGTTGGCAATGCCTTCTGAAGATACTTAGCTTCCAAAGCCTTTGGACAAAGTGCTTCGTTAACTTTAATTTTACCTACTACAACAGGTCTTTGTGTGAAAGAAGTTGTACCTGAAGCATTAAATCCGCAAGTTCCACCTGCTTGAAAGAATGCATCTGTATCCATAACATTGATTTGCTCACTTGATTTCACTCCTACCATTACATTGCCAGAAGATTTAATCAAGGCAGCAGTTTTTGCACCAAGTACAGAGTTGGTAACGAGCAATGCTTCGTTCTCTCTTGTATAATCTGCTAATGAACTTACGCTAAATGCCATTGTATTTAATTTTTATTGTTTAAAATTGCGTTTCTATATTTATTAAGCCTATCAGCCTTAATATCGTTTGTGCTTTCAAATTTAAAAGATTTTGTAGATGCAATAGGGTCAACTGAAGGAACTTTTGAAAACTCTTCCATCATTGATACCACCAAACTAAAACCTTCTTTATTTTTGAACTCAATATCTTTTATCTTTTCAACCAATTCAGCATTTGCTTGAAGCAACTGATTGATTTTTTCATCATAAGCAGAAGCCATCTCTTCAATCTTTTTTTCATAATCTTTACTCTCAATCTCAACTTCAATCTCTGGCTCTTCTTGTTTGATTTCTGTGATAACACCATCAAGTGTAACAATGCTTGAGCCATCTGCAAGTTTGTGTTCTGCATCTGGAGCTTTGCTTCCATCTTCCAAAGTTACCTGACCGCCAACGGCAAGTTCAGATACCATAACCTTTGTTCCATCTTCCAAAACATATTCAGCCATTTCAACTTTCGTTTCTTTTGGCATATCCTCTTTTGGCTCAACAGGCATATCTTCAAATAATGCCCTAATTTTTAAGATTGCGTCTTTTGCGTTCATAATTGTAAATGTTTATTTTATTTAATGTTTATCACTTAACTGATAGCAGAATATCTTTAATGCTATCTATTAATTGTGCTTCTTTTGTTTTAGCCTTTGAATATTCAAATATTCCCTCAACTGAAAATCCTTTAAAATTACCTTCCTTAATCATTTTCCAAACCTCTTCATTCTCTACTTTAAAGCTACCAAACCAACTTCCATCAGGTGCATCTTCAAAACCCTTCATTGGTAATATGCCTCTTTCAGTATCACTAATAAAAGATTCAAACATTGTTACTCCGCTTACCTGCTGATTGCTATCGTGCATTAAGTTTACATTAGCTTGATATCCTTTCTTGAAAAACTTTTGAGCAATCTTAAAAATAGTGTCTTTGCTAAAAACCACATAATACTCCCCATTAGTAGCATCATTGCGATAGATAGGGCTATCAGCCAACATAACAGGACCAGAGATAATTTGCTTATCTTCAGAAACGATTTGAAACTTAACATTCTCTTTAAACGCATTCCAATTTCTTTGTATTGCAGGTTTATCTACCAAAGCAATGAATGATACCTCAGCATCATCTTGCATATCTTCGTTTATCATTAATTCGTAAATAGGTAATTCCATAACTATAAATGTTTAAAATATTATTATTTATCAATCAAACCTTGCTCTTTGTTGTATGGCTTTGATTCTCTGTTGGTTAGTTGTTACATCTGTTTCAACTACATAGGCTTTAATTGCTTGATTCCCTAAAGCATTAATTGTTGATGAATTAAGTTGTGTCATTTGTGCCTGTGGAATCTGTGCTTGTATAGGTGCAGCAGAAGAAATTGAAGGAACAGAGCCTCCGCCTCCAACATCTCCACCGCCTTTGGCAGAAGGTACTTTGGTACTGATAATTTTCTTTACATTTAATAAACCTGCTGCTATTGTTACACCTGCAAGTATTGGTCCGAAAGTTCCACCCTGTGCAATAGCTTTTGATGCACCCTGATAAGTATTTATAATTGATTGAGCAACTGCGATAGCCTTGCCTGCAATACTATTTTTATCTACCAATCCGCTTAATATATCAAGGGATTGCAATGCCATATTAGTTTGCTCCTGTGTCTTTTGTTTTTCTAAATCAGCTAAAGCAACTTTTGATTGTGCAATTCTTTGATTTGTGTCAATAGTATCTTCAGCAATTTGTATTGTTGCCTTACCTCTATCCCCTAACCTTTCTAATAAATCAGCATCAATCTTTGCTTGTTCTTCTTTTTTAGCAGCACTTTCTTTATCAATATCTTCTTGTCCTTTTGCTAAATCCGCTTTCCTTCTATCAGCATTTTCTTTATTTTGCTTCTGGTAATCTTCTTCTGCTTTTAATTCAGCATCTCTTCTATCTTTTAATATCTTTTGTTGCTCTTCATAAGCCTTTTGGTTTGCTTCATTTTGTTTAGCATTTCTTTCCTCATCTGAAGCTAATATTTCTCTGTTAGCTTTATCCCTTGCCTCTTTAACAAACTTTATCTTTTCGGATTCACTTAAAGCCTCATCATTCAAAAACTCGTTTTGCTTTTTCTTAAATTCAAGGTTAGCCTTTATTTTTCTTTGAGTGTAAGCATCGTATTTATCAGCATTTAAATCAAGAAATCTTTCTCCTTCCTTTATTGCCTTCTCATTATCTTTAATAAGTTTAGCAGTTGCCCTTCCTGCTTCACTTGTTATACCAACAAAATCAGTTATCTTATTTACAAGATTCCCAACAAAATCAGCAACCTTGCCAAGTGCAGGTATTAAATTAAGTACATATTTTTTTACTGCATCAAAGTTTGCTATTAGTAAACCTAAAGCAATAGCTAATGCACCTATTCCTGTTGATATAATTGCTGCTCTTAATGAACCAAATGCTTTAGTTCCTACATCAATAACAACTGCTTTTAGTTGTTTAAATGAATCAACTGATTCTCCAATAGCTTGTAAACCTTGCGAAAGTGCCATTGCAGATTGCACCTTTAAAAGTGCCTTCTCAACATTCTTTGCTTCTCCACCAAATAAACCTATTGAGCCCTGAACTGCTGCAAATCCACCTGCCACTCCAGATAAAGATGATGTTAATGCTTTAAATTTAGCATCTGGATTAAAAGCATCTGTTAATGCTTTGGCATCTCCAATTCTATCCCTTAATTGTGCTGCTCTTTTTGCTGCCTCAATAGCTTCTTTTGATGTTGCACCAAACTTATCAGCTAAAATGGTAACTTCTGCCTGTGCTTCTCTTAATTGTTTTTTAAGTGAGCCAACTGCTTCTCCTGCATTACCACCAACATTTATTTGAAAATCTAATTGTGCCATTTAGAATGTTTTTGTTATCACTTTAAGTAATTCCACTTTTGTTGTAGTGTAATTCATAGGATTATAGTTTATCACTTTGTTTATCCTGAATAATATGCCATCTATCCAAACTAATCTACTGAAATCAAGTTGTTGAATATCAAGAGCATTTAATAAAACTTGACAGGTTAATAACTTACTATCTTTATCCGTAATTTCAGCCATATAATCACTATAATAGGCATTGAATAGGTTAGTAGTAGGATATGATTCTGCAGTAAAATAAAGCTCATTTGGAGCTCCAAAATTGATATCATTCAATGGTAATAATGAATTGTTAAATTGCAAATGCCCTGCATAACCATAAGCATTTAATGTTATTAAGTTTGATGCACCATTTTTTATTTTCCAATTCGTTCTACCTGTTATTTTTTGTGCTTGAAGGATTCTAATATTAAAATCCATCTGGTCTTTTGCTGCATTATCATTTGATTTTTTATAGATTGCAGAATAAACTTTATCTCTTCCTGTTGCTTGATATAATGGAGTGGCTGAAAATATTACCTCTGTGCTACTTGTATTATTAGCAAATTGAAATTCTGAATCATACAATCTATCTCCATATCCTTCATTATATCTTTTACGATAATTCTCATTATAGTAATCATTATCAGGCTTATACTTAAACTGATAGAATCTACTATTAAGTTCACTCATTGGCTTTATTGACCAAGCCTTTGACCTGTCTACCTTATTAGTCCAATCTTGTATAGTTCCTGAATAGAAGTCAATATATGGCTTTATATGAAGTTTTTTCTCATCAAATTGGTCATCATAAACATAAAGATTAAACATCTTACAAATACTTATAAAAAAATCCTTTTGATAAATTCCGTGTGGAATTGCATCATTAATTGTTATCATATCTCCATATCCTATATTCACGGATGTAGGTAATAAACTTATAACCTGTAATTGTCCACCATATTGTTGTATTTGTTGAACATTTGAAGTAATACCTACTCTTAATACATCATTCTGATTAAATGTGATTCCATTTGTAGATAAATCAACATTAAAGAATGCAGGTAATGAAGCAACTGAAATTGTTTGTTGTTCTAATATTGCTGCACCTTTATATAAAGTAAATGTTGCAGTAGTTCCACTATGAACAGAATTAATTTGTCCAAATACTGAACATATAATATCATCATTCATTGGAGAAGCAGGAGTATAAGTAAATTCTTGATTACCTCCACCTAAAGTAAAATTTCCTAAAGTTGTTGCAGTATAATGAACATTTGAAGGATTATTATAAGTATTAGCAGTAGGATTAGCTTCCAAAGCAATATTTGAATATTTACTTAGTATCTTTTGATTACAAGGAATTATTAATCTTTTAAATAAATCAGTTGATAGTAAAGGAAAATCCCAAGTATAATCTGTTCCTGCTAATATCTTCTCTAAATACTCCTTAACATATAAAGCAGGTTTGAATGCTTCATACTGAAAATCTAAATCATTTGTAGTTACTCCTCCGATATCAATTAAAGGATAGTAAATACCATAACCGCTTACACTTGTCCAAGATGCTTCTATATTTTCGTGTGTCCAAGTTTCATCATAATCACTAAAATCTAAATTTTCAAGTTTAGCCTTTCCTAATTCAGAAATAAATCCTCCTAAATCTCCGTTAACATTACATTGATATTCTATTGTTCCTGACTGATTAACAATCTCTAAAAGCCTAATAACCCCTTTAAATATTTGTATTTTATCAATCAGTATTCTACATTGAGCAGTCTTAGCAGCATTAAAGTTTGAATTAACATTTGGCAAGGCATCGTTAGTAACATTCGCATTCCCCAAATCAAAAACAAAACCAAATATCTTGTTATTCTTAGCAGTACCTACTAAAGTTATTGTCTTACTGAATGATGTATTCTTTGCTCCAAAGTCGTTAATGTCATCAATGGTATAAGTGAAATCAGTTGATATATCCTCAACCAAATCCACCTGATAATTCTCAATATATATTTCTGTACTAATCATCTGTATTGACTATTTATATATTTACCAACCTCAATATCCACCTCAAAATTGAATAGCTTATCACTTGATGCTAACTTGTATTCATAGTTAGTTGATGCAATCACACAAGGGAAATAACCAGATAAAACCTCAATATAACAAATGCTTGAACCTACTAATTGTGCCAACCATTCATAATCATTTTCACTTACCCAATCAGATACCAACTTCATTCTGTCTTTATGCTGAATCGAATAGTTAAGAGTTGTTTCGTTATAACGATTATAAGCATCTACATTTGACATACTGCTTCCAGATAACTGCCATTCACTCCTGCGATATGATGACCTTGTAAACTCTGTGTTTCTTTTATTTACTAAAGCAAACTTCATAGTATCCCATCCACCCAATCTATTTAAAAAATGGATATTGTACTGCCTATATTTAGGATAACATACCTGCTTAACTTTAACTTTACTTGTAACAAATGAACCTGCACCTGCTGAATAGTTGATGTATAAATGATAACCGAATGTGTCCTCTGTAATTAATGTGCTTCCTGCAAATGTGTTTATTGCTGCTCCCTGTAAACTAAATAAATTAAACTCTCCTGACAATGTTAATGCACCTGTATAGCTTGATAAAACACTTCCTGCTTCATTAACCACATCAATAGTTGCAGTATATGTTCCCCCTGTTGTCTTTCTGAAATAGGATATGAAGCATTGGTCTCCAAACTCCATTTCAATTTTATCAAAATCCCTATCAGTTAACCAATTATCTGAATAGTTTTCAACCAAAAGATTCTCATAGTAATCATCCAATACCAAAGGAATTTCATTCCCAATATCAATCATATCAGCAAACAATGGTGGATAGTAGTTGTAAGCAGAGAATGTTCCACTTGCATCTGGTAATACTGCTATGCTTCCAGATACTTCTTCTCTGACCTCCAACACATAATCAGTTTTCATCTTGTTGTTTGATGCAACAAGAATTGAACTACCTGAAGGCTCAAAGTAATTTGATGTGAATGCCCTAACCACAGGAGCAGCATTAAATACTCCATAGTTTCCGCTTACATCTGGGAAAACTTTTGACCTTGCAACTAAACTTCCATTTACTTTTACATCGTAAACAAATTTAAAATTGGTAGTTCCTGCATTCGTAGAAGATGAAACAAACCATAGGTCTGTATGCATCGAAGAATATGTCGCAGGTGTGTCTAAAATCGTAATTGCCATTATTGTTCTTTTTGTATTCTATTAACTTGTATAGTTATATCTCCTTCCAATGCTACTGCTAAAGCATCTAAAAAATCTTTATTCTGTAACACCTTCAGAGCATCATCGAAATACTTTGTTGCCCTTAATCCGTCTCTGTGTATTCCCCTTGCTATTGCAAATGCTAAACTTTTTTTTCCATCTATTGCTTTAGCTTCAACACCTAACTTTCTATATTTTTTAAATGTTACTGCCCTGCTTTTATTGAAGGCTAACCAATCCTGTATAGGTTTTACAGGGATGCTCTTTTTACCTGACTTGTATGAATATGGTGTGCCTTGATTCTGTTTTTTATTTTTAGTTCCCTTAACACCCTTATTTACAAAGTCATAATACTTATCTGCCTTTGAGCCTATTGGATAACCAACCTCCAGAGTATATCCTCCAATATTATTCTGATAAACAATAGGCAATGATAAATCAAATAGCTTACCTGAAGCAATGGCTTTTGATTTGGTTAAGTTTTCTTTAGCCTTCTCAGTAAATTCAAATCCTATATAATAAAGTATTTTTTCAAGCAATGGTAAGGCATTAGGGTCAACAATACTATACTGCGAATTAATCAACCGATTAAATTCTGCTGCAATTAATCCCTGTGCTTGTGCCTTATTCATCTATTATAAATGTCCAGAAATAAGGAAAGTAACTGAAATAAAAAACCCCATCCAATAAAGGACAGGGGAAGTAATCAGACACCTGCTGAACTTACTTTTTAAAATCTCTCTCTGCTTTTAGATAGGACAGAGTGTTAAGGTATTCTATTACTTGAAGTTCAAATGCTTCATTATATCTGATATTGTGGAAGTCGGCAACAATTTTGGAGCAATACTGCCATCCAAAATATTCAATAAATTTGCTACCTCCTTTTCTGCCTCCGAATGGCTCTTGCCCATCTCCACTATCTTCTGTATCAAATAATCCTTTGTAATTTCCATCCAATTTCTGTAAACTTGATAAAAAAAAACAATCGAATGGTAAACATCAACAAACCTTGCCTCAAGCATATCATTTGAATAGTCTTCGTGTTTACTTGCATCGTACTTGTCCTCTCTCCAACCAAAGATGGTTTTCTTCATAGGGATAACCATTGATGCTGCCAACTTGTGAAGATTGCCAACCAAGTCCTGACTGAATACCTTTGATTCAATGTACCTTCCAGATGGCAACTTCCTGACATCATAAACGCATTTGTACCTCTTGCCGTTTACTTTAATGTACTTTACAGGTTTACCTTCAATAGATTCACTTAGGAAGCCGATTTTAGCCTTCTCATTGGCATATTCTTCAACAGATAGGGAATCGACTTGATTCTCTGTCCATCCGTTTAAGATGGCTATTAAACGCATATTCTGGTCAGTAGCATCTTGTATGCCCAAAGCAGGTACTAATTGCTGATATTGAAAAACGTTAATCTTATCCCAAGACATTGGCTTCGTTTTGGTCAGTTACTTGAAGATTTACATTCTTACCCATTGCATTAAACAATTTGTTAATTACGTTTAATCTTGGGTTTGAGCCTCCCTCAATTCTGTTGATAGTTACAAAAGAGATTTTAGATTTCTCCTGCAACTGCTTCTGTGTTAAGTTCTGTGATTTCCTTGTTTCCTTAAGAATTGTTCCGATGTTCATTTGTGATTGGTATTTGATTAAGTTCTTTATTTATCTCTTTAATTCGTTCCTCTAAATAATCAGCAAGTTGCTCTCCATTCAAGGCAGTTTTACCTCTTAATGCATCAATGGTAAAATTCATCCAAGATTTGTAGCATCCTAATAAAAAGGCATTTTTAGTTTGTAAATCCATAGTTGTAGGTTTTAGCAAATATAATCTTTATTTTAATAATGTTCTGAAATTTTTAAATGTTTTTTCTACCTGTGTAACCTTATGTTTAATTCCTTTTTGATGTAGAATCTCAGTTACCATCAGGATATCCTCGTGGGTGTGCAGTATTGTTTCATTTGCACTTCTGGTAAACATAATCAAAGGATGGTTGAATGGGCTGACTATACCTACCCACATAGGCACTACCCTTGTTATCATTTTCTTTACTCCGTTAACTTGTTTAGTTATTAGGCAGGTCTTTTCTGTTTGGATTGCGTATATCATTTTATTTTAGTTTTATTTAGTCCATTGATTTGTCATTGCAGTAGCAATGCCTGAAAAGGTTTTACTTCTTAATTTGCCACCTTCTTTACCCCAAGATTTATAATACCACATAGCTTGTCTTTTAACTTTACCTGTTTTTATATCTACCCATTCTTTAAAATCTCCTTTTTCTGTGAATGTTTTATTATTAAATAAATCATCTGATTTAGAATGAATTAATTTAGGTAAGTTCTTTAGCCATAGACAAGTTGATTTAGTAAATGGGTCTCCAAAATAATAAGGTTGAATGATTTGGTCAGGCTTTCTATATATCTTACTCATAATACCAATAGGATTCTCTATTGCTATTTTATCTATTGGTGCGTTGACCATTGACATAAAGAAATCTATACCTTCCTGCTGCCTACCATCTTTTTTCTTTTGTTCAAAATGTCTTGCTCCACTTACCGCTAAATGAGTGCAGGGTGGAAATGCAATCATCATATCCCAACCTTGATTTATTACTTTTAAAACATCATCTTTTATGTGCCATTCCGGATGACCTCCAGAACAATCTTGAATATCGCAAGAAAATGCTTCGTGTCCTTTTTCCCTTAATCTTATGCATACTGCTTGGCTTTCCTCACAAGCTAATAGTATTTTCATTTTATTTTAGTTTTATCGGGATTCTCTCCCTTGTTATTAAACTTAACATATTCATAAAGGCTCAATATCTTATCAAAGACAGATTCATCATACCACATCCCATCGTGCATAAACATCTTAGATTCTCCCTTGATTGTCCAATGTGCGTTCTTGCGTTCCGCATTGCGGTTAATGTACTCGCTGATTTTGTGTGTTGTTTTCATATTAATTAAATAAGTTATCTGCTAAGCAGAATAAAATTACCAATACTAATGCTCCGATAATGACTTGCTTCTGTGTTGCGTTCTCAATTAACTTTTCCATATTGTTTAGATTTTGATTCCTAATTTTTGACATCTGATATCAATAAGCATTCCACATATCTGATTCCACATTTGTAGCTTTTTTAAATCCTTGTTTAATACTAAAGCAACATCAACTTCTGATTGGTTAAGAATCTCATCAATTTGCTCAATAGTCATTTGAGTAAGTTCTCTTTTTGATTTTGTAAGTAGTTCCATTG